ACTATCATATTGAATGAGTAGTTCATTACAGGTCCGGCTCTATTACTACTTGATGGTAACAGATACAGGTAAGGGTAGCTTACTCGCTCCTCCTCAGTACCTAATTGACTCACATACTTCAGGTCACTAAGATCTCCATACCCAAAGTCTTGTAGCATTAGGTGGTTGTCAGTGATTGATCTAAATCTGTTTATGATTTCTTTATATGTCATAATTTCTTATTTGTAATTTTACGGGCCTCTTGTGCCTCTTTAGTCTCTTTCTCCTTTTTGATCTGTAAGTATGTTAGTATCTTGTGTAGCGGCTCCTCTGTGATTGCGTCCATCTTTAGTACATCCCAGTTTGTTAGTTCACATATTACTTGGTACCAACCTCTTGACACTTCTTTAGGGTCATACATTGCCTCATCATCATTAGGTAGTCCGCCATCCTTGTTAAGGCCAAACAGTTCTGCGTATTGCTTATAGATAGTTGTACGCCACTTAATGTATTGGTCTATTACTGCTAGGGCTTCGTCGGCCCATGGTGTGTCTACTCCTAATACTTCAAGTATCTCTTGTATATTCTTCTCGGTACCTAATGAGAGGTAGCAGTCTAAGTCTACAAACTCACCGAAGTTTAGTGCATTAAAGTCTGGCTGTACCTTTAGTGTTCTCTTATTAGAGGCTGCTATAATAAAGCCAATGAACAGTTGCATACTATCAGGGTCTGCGTTATCAAACTCCTGGGCTGTGTAGTTACTAATAGATTGTACTATCCATGGCCAGTGAGCCTGGTTAGTGAACTCCCACTGTTGAAGTTGCTGCCATTCCTCAATGGTTACCCTTGTAGGTACTGCCCACTTCTTATTGTTAATGTTAACTGTTACTCCCATATACTATTAAATATAAGTTACTCGGTAAATGAATTACTATATTTATCGGCCTCCCATCACAGCATAGGTACCCATAGTTTTGTTTTGCTTACGATTGTAATTTGCAATTGCCAGCGAGATCACCGTATCATCGTGCTGGCCACTTGGGTGACCATACTTAATCGATCTTGTCTTAGGATTGTAACTATATGTAAACATAGAGAGCTCGTTGTAAAGCCATGAGAATAGCCCAACATCTGGGATAGTAATTGCGGTGTCATTCATATCAAGTATGAGTCCCTCGATGATCTCCTGTTTAGACTTAGAGGTAGTAACAAATGGATGTGTGTCTTGCCACTGTCGTTTAATCATTTCGAATATCACATCACCAATAGAGTTTACTTCCACCATTACGGTAGCGTTGTGCTTACGGATCCTGATAAGTATCTCATTAACCATCGTCGTCCACTCTTGTGCATTAGATCTATAGATGTCTACTACATTACCTCTTGAGTCTTGGAAGGTAGCTACTGTATAATCCTCCTGCTTACCTAAGTCAATACCACAGAAGATCTTACCTTGTGGTCTAGGGTATTGTGTAAATGTATTCTTATCTAAGTTAGAGAACACTTCACCTCCTGAGTCTATGAAGGCTGCCATGTACTCTTGTTTGAATACATTCTCTGGCAGTGTCTTCTTTGCATCCATAATATCTATTGGATCTATGTATGGTGTGTCGTATGATGTCCCTGTGTAATTACAGTATTGTGGGTAGTCTTCGCTTACTCCTAATTGATATAAGTCATAGAAGAAGTTCTTACCTTTTGGTGTGGAGATGAATAGTACTTTCTTGCCGCGGACCATAAAGACTGGACGGATAGCCTCTTGCCATGCTTCATCTTTACAGAAGGCTGCTTCATCTATTACTCCGTAGTCACATGTAAGTCCTCTAATGTTATCGTATCTCTCTGCTGAACGGAATAAGATCTGCGTACCATTCTTTAAAGTTATTTCATTTGATGAGTAGTTGCACGATTTTACTAAGCCACTATCTCCAATGGCAGCCATCAGTTCTTTCTGTACTTTATCTGTTTGACTGTATACCGGACTAACCCATAGGATCTTTGCAGGTCCCTTGTTAATACCCCAGTATAGAACTAGGTTCATTGCCATTAAGGATTTACCGAACTGTCTACCTACACAGGCTACATGGAACTTTGACTTACTCTCTAATATAGAGTTAATCATTTCCTTTTGTTTAGTATGTGGTGTGAAGCCTGTGAATTCCATTTAGTCTCTGGCTTCTGAGTCGTTAGCGTCAGGTCCAAACTTAAATGAAATGTTTTTAAATAGATCTTCTCCATCATTACCACTTAGTTCTGTTCTTGCTAACTTAGGTATAATATATTCTGATAGTTTTATCATGATGTCTAGCGCTTTGGCCGGATCTTCACTGGCTACTTGAGATACCCATCGAGACATATTGTCTAGGTTATCTTCAGTTAGCTTCTGATACGCTTCTCTAATCATTCTGGTGTTCTTGTTAAGGGTACCCTTCTTCTTACCAGCTCTGTTTATGTTTTCGTCTCCTCCTTTAAATGATCCCATCTTCTTTTAGTGCTTTATTTAATCCGTCTAATGCTGCTTGTGCATGTGACTTGTTGGTTGCTTTAATTATAGCTACATATTCTCCTGTTGGTTTGAATGTGTACTTCTTTGTTTTTTTAGTCTCGTAGACTTTATACTCTTCCATAGTGAAACATTATATTATTTTTAGCTGTTGTTACGCAGCGGCCACACTTTGTAGCCTTGGTTGGTGTGTTTGTTACATCACTAACTATCTCAAAGATCATTCTATGCTCTTCATCGGTTAGTCTTCTACTTGTAGTAAAGATTAACATATTATCTTTTACCCATTGTCTGTGTTCTGGTTTCATATCTAAATATATTTATATAGTAAATTGGCGAGCACGCCGGATATAGCTGCGTAAAGTATGCCTATTAATCCAAACTGTGCACAGAACGGACCTACGCTCATCCATGCTGCCATACACATATCACATCTAAATGGTTTGTTTGGTAACCATTTTAATTCAAAGTGACTAATAAAGTCTACTACTATATAGGCTAGACATGCAAACCCTATCATTTGTACCAGTTCATTCATAGCTTATTCCATTTTCTTTTAGTTTTGCTTTGATATAGATCTTTGCTTCTCCTACTGCTTTTGCAATACTTGTTCTAGGTATATTAGTTACACGCGAAAGTTCTGAGAAGTTACCCTCTTTAATCCACATCTGAAATAGTATTGAACGGAACCACAACTCAATACCACCTGTTTGCATATCCTCTAGGATGCCTTGGATAGCCTCTGTTGCATCATCTTGCTCATAGTCATATACTTCATCGTCACTAATGTTTTGGTTGATCATACCCATTCCAAAGACTCTGCCTTTCTGTCTGTAAAGAGTATGGTATTGACTAGTACTTGAGTTAAATGATCTCCACATAATCCCGCTTAGAAAATTCATACCTCTACCACTATCTACAATCTCTTGTCCACGCTCATGTGTCATGAATTGTTCAATAGCAAAGTGCGCAACGTCTTCATACTCTTTACTAGATCTACATATCTTCTTACTCATAAGAACTATAGCTTCGTAATACTCTCCTATAAATTTATTCATAGAGGTCATCTTTACCGAAGATGAAGAGATCTCTGTCGTATCTAAACATGCCGGTGTAGTGTGGTCTTTTTTTATCATCTAAGTTCAAGCCATCTTTTTCTAATAAGTTATAGTTAGTACAGCCCATAAGGTAAGCCCATCTAGTAATGTTTTTATGTTTTGTTATTGGTACTGCGTTTACATGTCTTCTCCAGTTCTTTAATTTAAATACATAATGCTCTCTACTAAGCTGAACTATTTTGCATTCACTTGAATCTACATATTCCATTAAGTAGTCATGTATGTTATCATCCATTCGGTCTAATATCTTTCTAATGTCAGAACCGTACATATCTACCCATTCTCCACCTAGGTCATACTCAAGTATAATTCTACGTATGAATGCAAATAAAATAGCAATGCTTTCATCTTTAGTCTTTACGCATCTAGGTACTTTAACTTTAAGTGTATCTATATCTAATCTCATACAATATATATTAGCTTTTCTATGTTAGTTGTTTTCGGCAATCGCGTGTTCCACGCCGATGCCGTTCGATGATATACATCGAAGATGTTATCATCATTTCAGACTGGGTTTAGATAAGCTATTCTTTTTAGTTATTTAGTTAACCCCTTAGTAGTTTACATTACTTGCCCCTTAGTGTTTGACATTCTATTACTAGGTGCGATATTAACTTATGATTTCGATTAAGCCGTCTTTAGCCTCCGTAGGTGGTTCCTTAGTCCATTGTAATCCTACCCTCAATCTTATACTATAAGTCTTATTTGATACTACCGGGGACATTTAAACCACTATGTTTCTCTATTATTACAAGAGTGTAGTTCTTTAACCCGATGTCTAATCCACTAATACTATGCGCCTCATGGATGGTCTGCTTGGAGCAGGTATCGATTGTTATATGTTATATATCCGTTAAGTTTCAAAAAAAAGGCGTTTGACTAAAATAGTTTAAAATAAATTGAAACCTTTTAGTAAGACGATATATAATAAGTGTCAATCGACTAATTCTTTATTTTACTTTTTAGAATTCTCGTTTGTTTTTTAATGGTAGATTGACATTTTGTTTAGAGCCCTAACAGTTTTTTAGCCATTCTGTTAGGGTTTTCTTTTTATACTAAAAAAGGGCCCTACTTTCGTAGAGCCCTTTCGGCCAAACATAAACAACTATTAAGGGAATAGTTACTTTGTTATTCTTTTAGTTAATCTTTCTAATAACTCCACCGTGATTAGTATATGTAGTACCAGTATTATCAATACAGATTCTACTTACTAAGTATATGTCACTAGTCCAGTCAACAGCTTTAGTTTGAATGGTATCTCCACCAGTTATAGGACCTGCGTTATATACGTCAGATACATCAGAGCCTGGCCAAACAGTTGAACCAGCGCCTGTACCGTCTGCAGTGTGGACGTAAATAGTCTTTTGATAACCTGATTTCCAATCAGCAGAAGAGGTTTGTGTTTGAGCGATATTCATAGTTTCTACACCAGCATTACCGATAGTACCATTAGTACTTAACCACCATGAAGTATAACACCATCCAGTACCACCAGCACCCTGGTCCATTCCATTAAATTGTAGAATGTCGCCAGCTTTAAATGTACCACCTGGAATTAGGACTGTAGACTGAATAGTATCACAACTAAAGTCTGTGCTAATACCAGAGTATCTACCTGTTGAAAATGCTTTATTAACTGTATTACTATCTACTTGTAGGTTACCATCAGCATCAATGTTAAGTCTTCTATCTGTACCACCTGCATCTGACATAATAATACCACCTGCAGTTGGTGTTGAATCTGTTTGTGTTTCTAGTGCTTTTACTGAAAGTGTTGAAGCGTTTGCAGCCGTTACATTGTAACCTATTGCAATAGCTTCGCTTGCAGTTGCGCTTGCGTTCTGTCCGAATGCTAAACCTCTAGTACCTGTAACAGAAGCTGAAGTACCGATTGCTACTTTATCACTACCACCTGATAGGTTAATAGCGTTACCAATACCTACAGATCTATCTGAAGCAGAAATATCTACATCGTCACCGATTACAATACCTTCTGATGAATTAGTAGTTCCGTTAATACCAATTGCAATACCTCTGTTAGCTGATGCAACAGCGCCTGCACCGATGGCAATACTACCTTCTGAACCACCACCATTTGCTGCAGCGTTTTGTCCTATTGCTACAGACTCTTGTCTTGTAGCAGATGCTCCTTCACCTAATGCGATAGAGTAATTACCACTTGCATCTGCAGCAGTTGTTGTTAGTGCAGCCGCAGATTGTAATGTGTCAGTACCTGTACCGTTTACTAGGCCAGCAGCACCTCCACCACCTGATGGTGTGTTGATCCATGCTAAATTACCTGAACTATCAGCCTCTAGTATTTGTGTACCTGCTGATTGTACGTTAGGAAACTTAAGTGAGTATGTTGCTCCACCTGCATGTGCTGGTCCTTCTAGTGTTACGTTGTGTGCTCCTGATGCATCTTCACAGTATAACTTTAATTTACCTGCGTTAGTTCCATCACCTTTAATTTGTACACCACCGTCTGTTTGTGTTTCTAGTGCTTTAACTGAAACTGTATCTGCAGTTGAGGCAGTTACCCCTTCACCTAAAGCTACAGCGCCTGAAGCGTCTGATATCGTATCAAATCCAATTGCAATACCATTTGCAGCGTTTGCAGTTTGTCTAGTTAAATCAGTGTTAGCACCACCAATAGTAATAGATCCGTCAGCCGCAGCGTTTACTCTTGTACCGTATGAACCTGGTACAATCATTACTGAATCATTAGCTGCGTTAGTTTGTGTGTTAAGAGCACATGAAGCCATCGAGATTGATCTAACACCCGTGTTTTCTGCATGGTTACCAATTGCAATACCGTTTTGATTTGCGGTTGCAGATCTACCGATTGCTACTGATCTCTGTACTGCGTTTGTAGAACCATCACCAATTGCAATTGATTCACTGTTTGAGTTAGCGCCTCTACCAATAGCAACACAGTCTGCACCGTCTGCGGTAGTAGATTCTCCAATTGCTACAGAACCGTCTGCACTTGCAGTCGCTCCTTCACCTAATGCGATAGAGTTAGTTCCTGATGCATCTGCAGCAGTACTTGTTAGAGCTGCAGCTGATTGCATTGAGTCAGTACCTGTACCTGATTCTAAACCAGCAGCACTACTTGGTAAACCGCTTACAGTACTACCTGTAAAGTCCACAGTACCACTAACAAAGTTAGTTGCTGTATTACTCATCTCGATATTAGTAGCTCCACCTGTACCATCTTGGATACCTTTAGCAGTAGCTGAAAGAGCTGCGTTATCACTTGTTTTTAAAAGACCTTGATAAGATAGATCTATTTGTTGTCCTGTTAATGTTGCCATAATTTAATTTTTGTTTGTATTTATGTTTATGTTAGTGACCATGTTCTTGTTTCTGCCTCCCATAAATTTGAGTTTAGGTTCCATATAAATGATCCTACTGGCGGAGCTCCATTACATGCATCATCAGCGATGGCATACCACCACGTCCCGTTCTTAGGTTGTGCGATACTGTAATAGTTTGCTAAAGCAATAGTCCATGAACCATTTACTGTAGCAGTTATACCTAAGTGTAAACAATAGGCTTGAATCCAACTGCCATTTACTGGTTCTGTTATATTGTAATATAGACACAATGCTGAAAGCCAAGTACCTCCTGTAGGTGTTGTTACGGCATTATTAGTAATACATTGTACATAATCTTGAATTGCATTATTTATATCCATATTATTGTTTTAATTTTGATATTGCGTCTATTGCGCCCTGTGTACCTATGTACACTCCAGCTATAATAACCCAATCAGAACTTGTTAAAGTCTCTGAGAAGAGCCCAAAACAAGCCACAACAAAGACCATAAGCTTTCTGCTTATATATCTACTTAGTATTTTGTCTGTTACTGCTTTCATGTTTTAAGTATACTTTTAATTTCTTAGCGTTACCCACTGTACTCTTAGTTGCAGCTGGAACAATCAGGGTCACAGTCGAGTCCGCAGTCTGCGTAGATGTATAAGTCATTTCTTCTTAAGGGTATATTAGTTTGTAAACCACTAAAGTAAGGATTGTCTCTGTTAGGATTCATTCCATCATTAGGAGTCGGGTTTTGATATAGTGTAAACATATTAGGATGCTGTTGTAAATACTCTAGCATTCTATTGTTGTAAAATTGTGCATCATCTAACGCTTGTTCTCTAAGATATTTCATCTCTTCTAGCGTAGTAGATTGTGTTTCTTCACTTGTACCGTTTACAATACCAGCTTCGACCATCTTGTATTTTAAATTAGGTAGCAAATGATATAGAGCATATTGAATTAAACACGGACCAACTAGATCTTTTAAGAACGCTGATTCGTTTGCTGTTAAATCATTTGCAATGACACCGGCTTTTAATCTATTGTAAAAAGGTGTGCCTAATGTATCTTGTATATAAATATCTTGTGCTTGAAGTATAGACGGTGTTAGTACATCAATACGAATATTGTTGTCTAACGATGTCCACGTTTTCATTCTCTGCTCGCTAACTAATAAAACTGTTTCCATATTATAGTGATTCTATGTTTTCTTGTGGTGCAGTGTCTTCGATCTCTGCTTCGTTAACTAGCTTGTTAGGTCTTACTTTAAGAGCTACGTTGTAACCAGCTAATCTTAGCATGTAACCAAAGCCTTGCAATATCTTCTTTCTTTTAGGTTCTACTACAGTTCCTTCGAAGTGTGCATACGCAACTCTGATCTCTTCCGCGTTAGAGCTAAAACCGGCACTGTCCTTGATGCCCAATAGTAATGGGGATGTAATTCTATGTGCTGTTAAGATTCGTGAGCTTATACGCTCTTCTAGGGTTAAATAATATGTATCGTTTCCGGATTCAATTGGAGTCACTTCTGGTGTTTTATCGGCCTCTGAAAAACTTAAAAAGAAACGACCTGCGTTTTCTGTTCCTGTAAATGTTTTTTCTATCTCTTGATAAACATCTCTTCTCTCTTCTGGTGAAGGCACGCCATTTCTAAACTTAACAAACATACTTGGCGCTAGGCCATTTGCTATATTGTTTGCGTGGAATCTAGATACTTGTGCATCTAATGAAATATCATTCATCGCTGCTACATAGTTAGGTAGTGGGTAAACCTGATTTCCTGGAGTATATCCATAGAAATAGAATACTTGTGACGCATTGTCACCTTTATTATCTGTAGGATCAAATGCTTTATACTCTTGGTATGGATATTTTCTTAGGTTAGACCAATCAGCAGAGTACATATAGTTCTCTACTTTATCTTCTTCATTAGGTTTACCTGATCTTACATTACTAAATGGTAAGTGATAAATCTCTGAAATCTTTGTACGATCCTTAGACCATATTACATTAATAGCATAACCAGAAAATAATACATAATCTAACGAAATCTTTTCATAAAGCTCTTCAATCGTTTCACCATTTTGGTTAATGTATTCATCACCGATGATTTCGATGCCATCGCCGACAATACCAGCTGTAATAGCATCAACAGCAGTATGGTGCATGGCACTAGTGTCATATAGTTGTATTAATGATTGTGGGAACAAGTTTAGGTTGCCGTAATACATGTAATCTTTACTACGGACTTCTTTAATGTCTGGTAATTCAATGGCTTGGAATTCTGATCCCTTAATTGAATAAATGCCTTCTGGTGTATTTCTCATATTTTCTTTTAATAATTTGGTCTATAGAATACATCAGCAACACGTTCTTCGGTTGCAGGTGTACTAATAAATTCAGTCATTCCTAAACCACCACCCGGATCTGTAACTATTTTAACTAATCCAGCTTCTAGTGTAATGGCGTTTTGAACTAACCTCCAATTATATATCCCGTTTTTATGTTCGTCACCAAAGCCAGTCGGGAATGTAACCTCTAGTGTAGTATACCTTGCATTAGATGTAACAATCTTATTTACTAATAAAGATATAGGTTGATGTGAATACTGCGATGTTAACAGAAACGTAAGACTACCGCCTGCAACCATATTAGGTATGTTAACGGTAAACTGCTGTGTTAATTGTAATTCTGGTACTAGTATTGTCATGGACTGCGTTTTATTTCGCTTTATATATATAAATATAGAAACTAGTACAATTGACATGGAGTATAAAAAGATTAAGTTTGGTACATACACAAACTCTTATTGGCACAAATTAAAAGGCTTAAAATCAGTAAAAGGTCTACTTAAAGAAATTAAAGAACTTGATTGGGAAGACTATAACCTTTATTTAGTTGGTAGTATATTATCTAATGTAGAGACTAGTGATGTAGACTTAATTATTACAGGTCCTTTAGTACCCGCTAAAATAGATTACTTATTAGAATCTATAGTAGAGATTGGGTTTGAGCATCAAATATTTTGTGATGTAAAATTTAGCGTTACAGGCGAGTTATTTGACCCGACATGTGATATTGATAAAACTATAAGATATGCTAACTATCGTGGTGAAATGACTATTGACGGCCATCCATATCACTTTGCAAAGCGGCTTCATGGTTTATACTTATCAGATCAACACTACCCTATGGCTAAGACTCTTAATTATATGGTAGAAGAAGGCAGAAGATACAAGGCACCTAAGAAAGTTATTTGAAACAAAGCCTAAGGCAACCGCTATAACTTATATGATATACTACAT